GAAGGTTATGTAGCAATCGTCCCAATCGATACGACTACTGTGCCTTCAAAGCCTGGCGTATTTGAAATCAACACCGCCAGAACAGGTAAGATTATCGAATGGTTTCCGCAGCATGTTCGCGTAAATGTTTATAACGAACTAACCGGACGTCGAGAGGATCTTATCGTTCCCAAGAAGACCACCGCGATCGTCGAAAACCCGTTCTACTCTGTGATGAACGAGTCCAACTCCATGATGAAGCGTCTGCTTCGTAAATTGGCTCTGTTGGATGCTATTGACGAACAAAGCAGCTCCGGCAAATTGGATCTGATTATTCAGCTGCCTTACGTTATTAAGACTGAGCAGCGTCGTAAGCAGGCCGATCAGCGCCGTCAAGATATTGCCGATCAGTTGTCCGGTTCCAAATACGGTATTGCTTATACCGACGGTACGGAACGTATTACTCAGCTCAATCGACCCGTCGAAAACAATCTAATGAAGCAGATTGAATACCTTACGAGTATGCTATACAGCCAGTTGGGTATCACTCAGAGCATCATGGATGGTACTGCCGATGAGAAGACCATGCTGAATTACTACAATCGGACGATCGAGCCTATCGTTGCTGCCGTGGTAGATGAAATGCTGCGTAAGTTTCTTACTAAAACTGCCCGCAGCCAGAAGCAGTCTATCATGTTCTTCCGTGATCCGTTCAAACTTGTTCCTGTTGAGCAGCTTGCTGAAATCGCTGATAAGTTTACTCGTAACGAGATTGCCACCTCTAACGAGATGCGTCAGACGATTGGCTGGAGGCCCTCTAAGGACCCGAAGGCGGACGAACTGCGGAATAAGAACCTCAGCGAACCCTCTGGAAATGCTAAAGCCCTTCCTCCGGGTACGCAAAACGTAACCACACCCACAAAACCAGAGGAGGAAGTTCAAAATGGAAAGATTTGACTTCGGCGGCTGGGCGACCAAAAACGACTTGAAATGCACTGACGGTCGTACGATCCGTAGAGATGCTTTCAAGCATAATGACGGTTGCACGGTTCCTCTTGTTTGGAACCACCAGCACGATGACCCTACGAATGTGCTTGGCCATGCTCTCCTGCGAAATCGCAAGGAGGGCGTTTATGCTTATTGCTCATTCAATGAAACCGACAGTGGCAAGAATGCCAAGATGCTGGTCGAACATGGCGACGTTGTATCGCTGTCCATTTTCGCAAATCAGCTGAAACAGAACGGTGGCGATGTGCTGCACGGCCAGATTAAGGAAGTAAGCCTTGTTTTGGCAGGTGCAAATCCCGGCGCTCTTATTGACTCTGTATCTATTGCTCATGGCGATAGTGCCGAGGAAGAAGCAATCATTTGGACTGGCGAGGGTATTTTCCTTAGTCATTCCGATGAAGACCCCGAAGAAACTAAGGAGGAAAAACCTGTGGCTGAAAAGAATGAAAAGACCGTCCAGGAAGTCATTGACTCCATGGACGACGATCAGAAGAACGTTATGTATTACATGATCGGCGAGGCGCTGAAGGAAGCCGGTGTTGACGTCGACGAAGATAACAAGGAGGAACCCGAAGTGAAGCATAATGCATTCGACCGCGAAACCCAGACCGAAAATGTGCTGTCCCATGCCGACATGGAGACCATCTTTAAGGATGCCAAGCGCTGTGGCTCTCTGAGAGAGGCATTCCTGGCCCATGCCGATAATATGGAACTGGCACATTCCACCCAGACTGAGACCTCTTCCAGCGAGACCCAGAAGTACGGCATTATTGGTGCCGACGATTGGCTGTTCCCTGAAGCTCGCCTGATGAACAACGGCGCTCCCGAGTTCATTAAGCGTAAGATGGAGTGGGTCTCCGTTGTTATGCACGGCGTACATCACACTCCCTTCTCCCGGATCAAGTCTATGTTCGCTGACATCACCGCTGAAGATGCCCGCGCTCGTGGCTATCTGAAGGGTAACATGAAGAAGGAAGAGTTCTTCACCCTGCTGAAGCGTACCACCACTCCCACCACCATCTACAAGAAGCAGAAGATGGACCGTGACGACATGATCGATATTACCGATTTCGACGTAGTCGCATGGCTGAAGTCCGAGATGCGTATGATGCTGGATGAGGAAATTGCCCGCGCCATCCTGGTTGGTGACGGCCGTCTGTCTTCCAGCGATGACCACATCAACGAGCTGAATGTCCGTCCCATCTGGACCGACGAAGACCTGTATACCATCAAGGCCAAGGTTTCTGTTGCTGCCAACGCTACCGACACCGAGAAGTGCAAGGCTCTGATTAAGGCAATTGTTAAGTCCCGTAAGGAATACCGTGGCTCCGGCGAGCCCACCATGTTCACCACCGAAGATGTCCTGACCGACTTCCTGCTGATGGAGGACAACAACGGCCGGTATATCTATGACTCCATCGACAAGCTGAAGTCTGTCCTGCGTGTTAAGAACATCGTTACCGTTCCCGTCATGGAAGGCCTGTCCAACGACAACGGTGAGCTGAAGGCTCTGATCGTTAACCTGAAGGACTACAATGTCGGTGCTGACAAGGGCGGCGCTGTCAACATGTTCGATGACTTCGACATCGACTACAACCAGCAGAAGTACCTGATCGAGACCCGCTGCTCCGGCGCTCTGATTAAGCCCTACTCTGCTATCGCTGTCTCCATGGCCACTGCTGCGTAAGGAGATAATTCAAAATGGCTAAGTTTTACGGAGCTATTGGCTATGCAACAACTGTAGAAACCTCACCGGGTATTTGGGAAGAACAGATTACTACGCGCATGTACGCTGGTGATCTTGGACGAAATACTCGGCGTCTTCAGTCTGGAGCGCAGGTCAATGACGACCTGACAATAGCCAATGAAATTAGCATCATTGCTGATCCGTATGCTTACCAGAACTTCCACGCAATGCGCTATGTCGAGTTCATGGGAACTAAATGGAAAATCAGCAATGTTGAAGTTCAGTTCCCACGACTCATTCTCACAACCGGGGGTATTTACAATGCGTAGTCAAGAAGAATTGCAGACTTTGCTCTGTGATGATATTTTGGGTTCTCCCAACGCTTACTTCCAGCCCCCGGCAAATGTGCAAATGAAATACCCTGCGATTGTCTATGCCTTGAAGGGTATCGATACGATTCGTGCTGATAATGGGGCTTACATAACGTTGCCCCATTACGAACTCACTCTTATCGATAAAAAACCCAATAGCCCGTATATTTCGAAACTGCTTGCTTTACCGTATTGCCGTTTCGACAGGCATTACAAGGCTGACAATCTGAATCACTTTACCTTCATTCTATATTTCTAAGGAGGAAATACTATGTCCGCTATTGTTTGGGACAAGACCGGTGAACGTATTTACGAATCCGGTGTAGACCATGGCGTGCTGTACCCCCAGGACGATACTGGTGCGTACGCCGGCGGTGTTGCATGGAATGGTCTGATTGGCATTACCGAGTCTCCCTCCGGTGCTGAGTCTAACCCTCAGTATGCCGATAACATCAAATACCTGGATCTGATGTCCGCCGAGGAATTCGGTGCAACCATCGAGGCCTATATGTACCCCGTGGAGTTCGAAGAGTGCGACGGCACTGCTGAGGTTGCTCCCGGTGTTACTATCGGTCAGCAGAACCGTAAGACGTTTGGTATGTCTTATCGTACCAAGGTTGGCAATGATGTTGCTGGCCAGGATTACGGTTACAAGCTGCATCTGTTCTGGGGTGCAAAGGCTTCTCCTTCCGAGAAGAACTTCCAGACCATCAATGATTCTCCCGAAGCAACTACCTTCTCCTGGGAAGTCACCACTACTCCCGTTGTGCTGACCACTATCAATCCCAAGACCAAGAAGGTCTACAATCCTACCGCATCCATGGTTGTCAACTCCACTAAGGTTGACGCTACCAAGCTGGCTGCTCTGGAGAAGATTCTGTACGGCGATACTGAATCTGAACCTCGTCTGCCCACTCCTGACGAGGTTATCGCTATTTTTGCTCCTGCTGAGGCAGGCTAAGTTTATAAGTCGCGGGGGTCTTAATGGCCTCCGCTTCTTTTATTTTTGAAAGGAGAAAACTATGTACATTTGGAAACACACTTATACCGATTACAACGGTAAAGAGCGAACCGAAGATTTCCATTTCAACCTGTCTAAGGGCGAATGCATGGATATGGAAATGAGTATCGACGGCGGTATGACCGCCTATATTCAGCGCATCATCAATGAGCAGAGCCAGTCCCAGCTCTACGCCTATTTCAAGGATGTTGTCGTAAAGTCTTACGGCAAGAAGTCTCTGGATGGTCGTCAGTTCGTCAAGAATGAGGCTCAGACTCAGGAATTCCTCCAGACCGAGGCGTTCTCTGATCTCATGGTTATGCTCGTATCGAATGCTGATAAGGCTGCGGAGTTCTTCAATCATATTATTCCCAAGGTTAAAGCCTCCTAATCGGGCTTTTATGGAAGGGAGGCCATAGAGTGCTCCAGTTGAAGATTCCCGCATTCGAGTATTTCGATGATGAAACACAAACTTTCCATTATGTAAAAGATACGATTTTACGGATGGAACATTCTCTGGTTTCGATTTCAAAATGGGAATCGCGATGGTGTAAACCCTTTATCTCCAGTAAGAAAAATGTTGAAGAAACGATTGATTATGCCCGATGTATGACCATTACCCAGAATGTTGATCCAGCAGTATATTTTGTACTTACTGATGACCACATTAAGGCTATTAACGATTACATTGAGCTTCCGATGACTGCTACTACTTTCACCGAGGATCAGAACAAAAAGTTTAATCGGGAAGTTATTACAGCAGAAATAATCTATTACTGGATGATTGCTCAGAATATTCCTTTTGAGTGCCGAACTTGGCATTTGAATCAGCTTATCACTCTGATTCGGGTTTGCAGCATTAAGAATTCGCCTCCTAAAAAGATGAGTGCTAAGGAACGCGCAAGTCGTAATAGAGCATTAAATGCCGCTCGCAGACAGGCATTAAACTCTAAGGGGTGATTCTTCACTCGTGATACGCATTAAACATAAAGGCAACTTTAATAGAACTGAGAAGTTCTTGACAGGTGCCCAAAAGCTCAAGATCAGGAATATTCTTGATCGGTACGGAAGAGAGGGAGTCAACGCCTTAGCTTCCGCAACGCCTATTGAATCCGGTAAAACAGCCGATTCATGGGAATACACAATTGAAATGGGCGGTGGATCTTACGCTATCTATTGGACAAACTCCAATGAGAATCAAGGTGTAAACATCGCCCTTATTTTGCAATACGGTCATGGTACGGGCACTGGCGGCTATGTACAAGGCCGCGATTTCATTAACCCCGCCATTAAACCGATATTTGACGCAATCGCAGATGCGGTATGGAAGGAGGTTACTAGCTTATGAGCAGTGTTGATAATCGTATTGTGCAAATGCAATTCGATAATCAGCAGTTTGAGAAGGGCGTCCAGACGAGCATCAAATCTTTGGATGCACTTAAGAAAGGCTTGAATCTGAACGCCTCAGCGAAGAGCCTTAATGAACTCGGTAAAGTTGGTAAATCTTTCTCTCTGGAAGGTATTGCAGCCAATGTCGAGCATATTTCTCAGAAATTCTCGGCTATGGGCATTATTGGCATAACCGCACTGCAAAATATCGCTAATCAGGCTATCCAGACTGGCGGTAAGATGCTTAAAGCGCTTACCATTGAGCCGGTTATGACTGGTTTTAGCGAGTATGAAACCAAGGTCAACGCTATTCAGACAATTCTGTCCAATACCTCTAGCAAAGGCACCACTATGGCCGATGTTACGAGAGTCATTGACGAACTGAATACTTATGCTGATAAGACCATTTATAATTTCGCTGAAATGACGCGAAATATTGGTACCTTTACGGCTGCTGGCGTCGGCCTTGAAGAATCCGCAGCAGCAATCCAGGGTATTGCCAACCTCGCTGCTGCATCTGGCTCTAGTAGTCAGCAGGCATCTACTGCAATGTATCAGTTATCTCAGGCTTTGGCAGCAGGTACTGTCAAGCTGATGGACTGGAACTCTGTAGTTAATGCCGGTATGGGTGGTCAGAAATTCCAGGAGGCGTTAAAAGAAACGGCTCGTGAAATGAGAAAGACCAATAAAGACTACAAGCACGACGTTGATGCTCTGATTAAGAAGAATGGTTCCTTCAGAGAGTCTCTTCAGGCCGGTTGGATCACAGCCGATGTTCTTAATGCCACTCTGCAGAAGTTTACTGTAGAGGGCGCTAGGGAATATGCTCAGAGTATGGTTGAATGTGGCCAGTATACTCAGGAACAGGCAGATGCTTTGATTGCAGAAGCCATTGCAATGGAAGATGCTGCTACTAAGGTTAAGACTTTTACTCAGTTGTGGGATACCCTTAAGGAATCTGCACAGTCTGGTTGGTCTAAGTCTTGGGAACTTGTCGTGGGCGACTTCGAAGAGGCAAAAGCGTCTTTGACTGAGATTTCTCAGATCGTTGGCGATATGATTAACGCCTCGGCAGATAAGCGTAACGCTGTTTTGTTTGAGTCTCTCTCTTCTGGCTGGAAGAGGCTTGTAAACGAAGGTGTTCCTGATGCTGAATTCTTCCAGGATACCATCGTTCAGGTTGCTTCTAAATACGATGAAAGTATTGCCAAAATGGTCGCTGATAGCGATAGCTTTGAAGCTTCTTTGAAAAACGGATGGCTTACTACAGACATCTTAACAGAGTCCATTGGCGAGTATGCTAAAAAACTTAATGAGCTGACTGAAGAGCAGTGTGAGGAATATGGCATTACTCAGGAGCAGATTGATCGATTTAATGAGTTGCATACAGCAATTCAAAATGGAGAGATCTCTATTGAGGAATTTGTTGAATCCTTCACTAAACTAAGCGGTCGTGAGAAAATCTTTGAATCTCTCAAAGAAACTATCCGCTTCATTAGTGAACTGATTCAGCCTATTTCTGCAGCATTTGATTCTATATTTGGAATTGATGCCGCACAGCTTACTGGCATGATCGATGGGTTACTCTCGTTTACCCAGAGTCTAAAAGTAAGCGAAACCACAGCTGAGAATCTACAGCGTACATTCTCCGGACTGTTTGCGATATTTGATATGGGCGGTAAAGCTGTCCGTGCAATCGCAAAAGGGTTCGGAGATTTAATTATGTATCTTGCCCCCGCAGGTTCAAGTTTCCTTGAATTTACGGCTGGCATTGGCGACTATCTTGTTGGATTGAATGACTCTGTAGACGCTACGAACATTTTTGGTACAACTGTCGATAAAGTCACGACAGCGATTAAGAATATTCTTAGTGGCTTGAAGTCTTTTGGCGAAGTAGTTTCCTCTCTCTTCTCTGGTACTGAGCTTACAGGTTCTCTTGAGAAATTTGCTCCTTTGATCGAGAAAATTCGAGAACGGTTCCAGCCTCTTGTTACTCTTGGTGGCGCGGTAGGAAAAGTCTTCGAGGGACTTGGTAAGGTACTTACTGCCGTATTACCCTTGTTTGCTTCCCTTGGTACTGCTATTGGCAATGCACTTAACAAACTTGCTTCTTGGATCAGCAATGGCATTCAGAAGATTGACTTCAATGCGGTATTTGATGCCCTTAATACAGGCCTTTTTGCCACGATCCTTGCTGGTATTTCTAAGTTTGTCAAAAATCTGAATGATGCTCTTGATGATGGCTTAGACGGTGTTCCGTTTATCGAAAAGATCACAAGCATCTTTGATGGTGTCCAAGGTGCTCTCGAAGCCTGGCAACAGTCTTTGAAAGCTGATGTCATTCAGAAGTTGGCTATGTCTATTGGCGTAGTCGCAGCAGCCCTAGTAGCATTGTCGCTGGTTGATTCCGCAAAGCTCAATAATGCTGTTGGTGCTATGGCTGGCATCTTTGTTGAACTCGTTGCTGCGATGGCCGTTATTGAGAAGATTCCGACGCTGAGCAAGATCGGTAATATCACCAAGATGGCTCCTGGTTTGATCGGTTTGGCTACCGGTGTACTTATTCTGTCTGGCGCTGTAGCAATTCTCGCACAGTGCGACTGGGAAGGCCTTGTTATCGGTCTTACTGGTGTTGCTGGTTGTTTGACAGGTCTTAGCCTGTTTAGTAAATTTAGCGATATTAGCGGCATGAAGATGAGTAGTGGCGTTGGCCTTATTGGTCTTGCAACTTCTATCATTATTCTCGGACAGGCAGTTAAGACATTTAGTGAAATGGACGGCAATGCGCTGTTGCAAGGTGTCACTGCAGTAGGCTTAGTTCTTGCTGAATTGGCTGCTTTCACTTCTGTAACATCTGGCAGTTCCGGGATGATTTCCACTGCTATTGGTATGACCATCATGGCTGCTTCCATGCTTGTTCTTTCTAAGGGTATTGATGCTCTTGGCAAGATGGATGCTGGAGTTCTTGAACAGGGACTTTTAGGTTTGGCCGGTGCACTGACCATGGTTACAGTTGCCATGCGGTTTATGCCCAACAATATGGCCGGTATCGGTTTCGGGTTACTCGAAATGTCTGCATCTATTCTTATGCTGACTACGTCTTTGACGACGCTCGGTAACATGGACATCGGACAAATTCAAAATGCGCTGCTCTCAATGGGTGGTGCTTTGATGTTGCTTTCCGCAGCAGCTCAGGCTATGCGTAATTCTGTTGCAGGCGCAGGTGCAATGCTCGTTATGGCTGGTGCAATGCTCGTTCTGACACCTGCTCTTAAGAGTCTTAGCGATATGTCCATTGCGGAAATTGCTACTTCCTTGGGAGTAATGGCAGGTGCGTTTGTAATTCTCGGTGTTGCAGGCTATGCGCTTGCTCCCGTGGCTTCTATCATCCTTACGCTAAGTGGATCTTTGGCACTACTTGGCGTTGCGTGTATCGCTGTCGGTGCTGGTGTGCTTGCATTCTCTGCTGGTCTTTCTGCTTTGGCAGTATCCGGCACTGCAGGTGCTGCTGCTATCGTAGCTATCGTTTCTTCTCTGGTGAGCCTCATTCCTATGCTGCTGACTCAGATCGGAAACGGTATTGTTGCATTTGCAGAAGCCATTGGCAATGGTGCGACGGCCATTGGACAAGCAGTAGTCCAGCTGGTTACAGCTATTGTGACTGCATTGACGACCTGTATCCCCCTGGTTGTAAATGGCGTAATGCAGCTCTGCTTATCCATCCTGACATCGCTCGCAACCTACGCAGGACCTATTGCGACTGCAGGTGTCCAGGTAATTATCGGCTTGATGACTGCATTGTCCGCACAGATTCCTGCTCTGATTAATGCCGGTATTCAATTGATGGTCTCTTTCATCAATGGTATGGCAGAAGGTATCAGAGCCAATACGCCTACAATTCTCGCAGCCGTAAGCAATTTGATGAGTTCCATCATCGAATTTGCACTGTCTGCTCTTGCAGCTCTCGTCAGCGGTATTCCCGGTATTGGTGCTCAGCTCGAAGCCGGTATTCTGGCCATTAAGGATTCTGTACGCACTTCTCTTGCTCCTGGTGATATGCAGGCAACGGGTGCAGAAGCAATGTCCGGCATGGCGACAGGTATTCAGTCTGGTACTGCCGAAGTACAGGCCGCTGGCGTTGCTGTTGGTGAACAGGGTGCCTCTGGTATCTCCACGGTACTGCCTTTGTACAATGAGGCTGGTGCAAACGCCGGTGCTGGTTTCGTTGATGGTATTGGTACCGAGCAAACACCTTCTCAGTCTGCTGGTCAAGGCTTAGCAGAGAAGGGCGCCTCTGGTGCAGCAAGTAAGAACGATAGTTTCTGGTCTGCAGGTTCTAACGCCGGTGCTGGTTTCGTACAGGGTATTTCTTCTCAGCTTGGCGCGGCAGAAGGCGCAGGTGCATCCCTTGCAGAAGCCGCTTATCAGGCAGCTATGCGTACCCTGGATGAGCATTCTCCTTCTCGTGTCATGATGGACATTGGTGCTTATGGCTCCAAGGGCTTCATTATCGGTTTGCTGTCGCTGATGAGTGGCGTTGAAAATGCTGGTGGTTCTATCGGCCAGACTGCTATCGACACCATGAATTCTGCGATGTCTAAGGTTGCTACGATCCTGTCTTCCGATCTGGATTCCGCTCCTACTATTCGTCCTATTCTGGATACATCCGATATTGAGCGTGGTTTGAGCTCTGTTGATAGGCTATTTAGTGCAACCAGAACTCTGGATCTCGGAAGCACTCGAATTAAAGCTGCTACAGTAGCCGGCACTATGACTTCTCACGATGAGATCGGCAAGACCGTTACTACGCCCGCGACCACCGTCAACAATAACTTCACGCAGAACAACTACTCTCCCAAGGCGTTGTCCCGTGTTGAAATCTACAGACAGACTAACAATCTGTTCTCTACAACCAAGGAGGTATTGAAGAAGGCATGATTAAATCTGTCACTGTTATCAATTACCTCAATGAATCTCTGAAAATTGTAATGGGGAGGCCGGAGCTTTCTGGCTTCCACATTCAAGAGATTACTGGTTTGGGTCCTCCTAAGGCCAACATCAATGCAACTGAGAACTCTACTGACGATGGCTCCGTTTACAACTCTGCTCGTCTGGATGCTCGAAATATTGTGATGAAGTTGGTCTTATTTCCCAATCCTACGATTGAGCATACCCGCCAGTCATCTTACAAATATTTCCCGATAAAGAAACCTGTTACATTGGTTATTGAGACCGACAACCGTATCTGTGAAACCGTTGGATATGTCGAAACCAATACGCCCAACATCTTTAGCAAGCAGGAAGCTATTTCCATTTCTATTATCTGTCACGATCCATATTTTTACTCTTATGGCGAAGACGGCACAAATGTTGTCGTATTTCATGGCGTCGAATCCGGCTTTGAGTTCCCATTCTCTAACGAATCTCTTACTGAGAATCTTATTGAGTTTGGCGCTCAGTCCCAAGACACTTATCAGACCGTGTATTACACGGGTGATGCTGAAATCGGTATGACTATCAGCATTCACGCAATCGGCGAGGCTAAGAATATTTCGATATTTAATACCGTCACCAGAGAATCAATGAGAATTGATACCGATAAGCTGGCCCAGATTACTGGCTCTGGTGTTATCGCAGGTGACGATATTATTATTTGTACCGTTAAGCGAAATAAGACCATCTACCTGTTGAGAAACGGTGTTTACATCAATATTCTCAACTGTTTGGATCGTGATGCAGACTGGTTTCAGCTTTCTAAAGGCGATAACCTGTTCGCATATACCGTTGAGGAAGGTCTGGAGAATCTCCAGTTCCGAATCGAAAACAGAACGATATTTGAGGGTGTCTAATTATGGAATTACTTGTACTTAACACCGCGTTGGAGTCATCCTCCATACTGGACACCTACAATTCTCTTATCTGGACCGACCGCTACTATAAGTACGGTGATTTCGAGATATTTACTCCCGTAAGTCTTGAAATTGTAGCCCAGATTCGGAAGGGGTATTATCTGTGGTCTCGTGATTCCGAGCATACCATGATTGTCGAATCTATCGAGATCGCTTCTGATGTCGAATCCGGTAATAAACTGGTCGTAACCGGACGCTCTCTGGAGTCCATATTGTGTCGTAGAATCGTATGGAAAACTACGAATCTGACTGGTTCCTTGCAGGCAGGTGTTAAGAAGTTAATCACCGACGCCATCATTGACCCCACAGATTCGAGTCGTAAAATTGACAATTTTATATTTGTCGAATCTACGGATGAAGCAATTACGAGCCTTACCCTTGAAAAACAAGTTGGTATGGGCGACGGATTGTATGACACTATTGTTAGCATCTGTGAATCCACCAACATAGGTTTCAAAGTAACGCTCACTGATGACGGAAAGTTTGCGTTCATGCTCTATGCCGGCACAGATCGTTCCTACGATCAGCTAACAAATCCATATGTTGTTTTCTCTCCTAAGTTTGAAAACATCATCAATAGTAACTATCTCGAATCTGACATTAAGCTCAAGACGGTTACTCTTGTTGCTGGCGAAGGCGAAGATCCTAACCGCGTTACATTGGAAGTTCCTGTAACTGCCGGTGCTGGAAGCGGTTTGGATAGACGCGAGATGTACACAGACGTTCGATATTTACAGAAAGAAAGCTCTGACGGTACCTTGACGGATGCAGAGTACAAGGCTCAGCTAAAGCAAAAAGGACTGGAAGATCTTGCTGAAAATACTTCTGTGAAAACCTTTGAAGGTGAAGTGGATACGATCAATATGTTCGTTTATGGAGAAGATTTCTACATGGGCGACATCGTCCAGGTCGCAAATGAATATGGAGCAGCTTCTAAATCTCGTGTAACAGAGTTTATTAGATCTCAGGACGAGAGCGGTAAAAAAGCGTACCCCTCGTTCGTTATCGTTGAATAATTGGGAAAGGAGAATGATATTTGAGTACAACTTGTGGATTCTTTAACTCCATGAATAAAGACCGAATGTATAATGCAACACACTTCGGTCATTGCTTCGATGGTATTATCCTCGATGGCATTCTGGCAGCCATCGGTGATTGTTTTGTCGTTAAGGCTGCTGGCGGAATGAATATCACTGTCGGTTCCGGTAAGGCGTGGTATCTCGCATCCTGGCTTGAGAACGACGCTGACCTTCCTATGACTCATGCTGTGTCTGACGTGGTTCTTAGTCGTTATGATGCTGTCGTCATGGAATTCGATACTACCGAAACCGTTCGATGGAACGACGTTAAGATCATTCAGGGTACCGCATCCAGTGCTCCTGAGTATCCCGTACTGGTTAAGACCAAGACAAAAGTTCAGGTTCCCCTCGCTTATATTTATGTTGGTGCAAATACCTCTGAGATTAAGCAGACGGACATCACAAGTGTCATTGGTAAGGATGAATGTCCTTTTGTAACAGGTATTCTTCAGACTGTTACGCTGGATACTTTATTGGGCCAGTGGGAAGCAGAACTCGATCAGTTCGTTGAAGACGAAAAAGACGAGTTTGAAGCTTGGTTTGAACAGATGAAAGTCGATCTGACAGCAGAGCAGAAGGTCCTGGATGATTGGATTGCAAGCGAACAGAATGGCTTCCTCGCATGGTTCAACCAGATGAAGGACCAGTTGAGCGAAGATGCTGCCGGTAATCTTCAGAACGAGATTGACAGGGAGGAAATCAATCGTATTTTGCTGGTCGGTTTTGCTGATGGTAGCAAGGTGTTCTCTGATGACGGTACCGAAATTGTCTCTACGGCAACTGACGGACGAACTCTTACCAAGACGTTTACGAATGGCTTTCTTACCATGACTACGATTCTGCGTAGTTCCAATAGCGCGGATATTGCAAAGCTGGTAAAGCAGTTCTCTACTGACGGTAAGCTGATCGACACGGCCGTCACATACTACTAATTCTACTCTCGAAAGGAGAAAATTCAAAATGGCTGAAGAAGATCTGATTTTTGGTAAAAACAGACATTTCTTCGGTGGCATTGAGCCTAGCAATATGCTCACGTTTGCCGCATCGTCCAGTTACGATATGGAAAACGATCGCCCCCGCATCAAGATTATCGCAAATCTGCCCAATGATACTATTGTCGATGGACAGCTTCTGTGTACTGTCGCCGGAGCAGTTATTCGTAAGAGTGCAACTGGCTATCCTGAAACCGAGTTTGATGGCGAAGAATTCGCTGTTATCGCTCAGGATTCCGTTCTGTACGATACCGATATTGTTGCCGGTGAAGTATATTACTATTCCGCGTTCCCCTACACCACCCAGGGTGTATATTCCCGCAATAAGGCTAACCGCGCAAGTGGTAAGGGTATGATGTACTCTTACCTGTACGGTTATGATCTGGATACTTCCGACAGCAATCCGGCGACTCGTGTTACTTATCCTTCCGACGTTGATAACGCCGCTTACGCCGCCGCTAAGATGAACTTCTCTACTGGCGTATTCAACTATGGCAATTGGCCCAGTACCCCTGGTGAAGCCTTTATGCCCAGACCCTGTATGCTGACCTATGCAGGTGTCGTGGATCAGTACCTGAATCCCAATGATTACACCAAGAAGGTTGATGGCACTGCTTCTGATGTTGCAAACACTTCCTTTGGCGGTAACGCTATGATGGAGTGGCCCAAGATCTATACCAAGCGCGAACTGGTAGGCGATGTTTACAAGTTCCGTTGCTGCGATATTCCTCTGGGTGATGATTGGGAATGCTGGACCAACTACGACAAGAACAATAAGGAAATCCCTCATTTCTACACTCCCATCTATTTTGGTTCTCTGGTGTCCAACCGTCTGCGCTCTATTTCCGGTCAGACTAATCTGGTTTCCAAGACCGCGTCTGATGAAATCACTTATGCTAAGGCAAATGGCGCCGACGCATGGTACATCGAGGTTCTGGCTGACAGATTGCTGATCTGCGATTTGCTGACTATGATGGCTAAGAGCACCGATCATCAGGTGTCTTATGGCTATGGCAGATGTAAGGATGGCAATACTGCTGCGATCGGTCAGGGTACGATGAATACTAAGGGCCTGTTCTGGGGCGAAGACGACCAGACTTCCGGCGTCAAGGTGTTTGGTATGGAAAACTGGTGGGGTAATCTGTGGAGACGAACTGCTGGCTATATTAACGCCAATGGCACCCAGAAGGTTAAAATCACCCGAGGCACCAAGGACGGTTCTGTTGCTACCGATTACAATACCGATGGCACGAACTATTTGTCCATTTCCGGCGCAACTCCTTCTGGTACTTCTGGCGGCTACATTAACACTATGAAGACGATGCCCTATGGTAGACTGCCGATTACCGCAAATGGTTCTGGTACGACCTATGAGGCCGACGGCCTCTGGTTCAATAATGGCCAGAATAACTATGCGCTATTCGGTGGTGACTGGTATGCCGCGCTCCTATGCGGGAGCTTCTCCGTCAATCTGTCCGTTGCGGCTTCGAATTCCTACACGAACGTTGGCGCTGCCCTTTCTTGTAAGCCGCTTGCCTAAAGGAGAGGACGGGAGAACCTAGGTTCTCCAGCTTAAACAAACTAATTCACTTTTTCGGGGTATATT